CGACGAATTGCAGACTACGTTGGGAGCAGGCTGATGCCAAAAGTTGTAATGAAAAACGGTAAGACCCGCACTTTCGCCTACACCAAGGCTGGCATGGCTGCAGCGCAAGAGTATGCCAAGCAGTATGACGGTCGCGTCGAGAACGTCAGCATGAAGACGACCATGAAGCGGAAGAAGAAGAAAAACTATGCCTAAGAAAGTTTGGGACAAGAAGCGACCGAAGGATTTAGGCAAGCCCAAGGCTTTGTCGTCTAAGCAAAAGCGTTCTGCCATGCGTGCGGCGAAGAAAGCTGGTCGCCCGTACCCGAACCTGATTGACAACATGCGGGCTGCGCGTGGTTAAGAAGGCGCACCAAAACCCGAGTGGCGGTCTGAACGAAGCTGGCCGCAAGCACTTTGAGCGCAAGGAAGGCGGCAACCTCAAGCGCCCGGTCAAGTCTGGGACCAACCCGCGCCGCGTTTCGTTTGCTGCACGGTTTGCCGGGATGGAAGGTCCGATGAAGGACAAGAAGGGTGAGCCTACGCGCCTTGCGCTTGCGTTGCGGGCTTGGGGCTTTGGGTCAAAAGAAGCCGCTGCAAACTTTGCCGCGCGTCATAAAAAGAGTTAGCCATGCTTACTGTCGAACAGATTATGAAGCGCCACGACCTTGCGCAGCGTCGCAAGGATAACTGGCGGCAGATTTACGAAGACTGCTACGAGTTCGCTCTGCCGCAGCGCAATCTGTATGACGGCTACTACGAAGGCGGCGGGTCGCCGGGCCAGAACAAGATGGCCCGTGTGTTTGACTCGACCGCGATTAGTTCGACTCAGCGTTTTGCAAACCGCATCCAAGCGGGTCTGTTCCCGCCGTATGGCCGCTGGTGTCGCCTTGAACCCGGCCCCGACATTCCCCCGGATCGCCAGCTTGAAGCGCAGGCCGCGCTGGATATGTATTCCGAAAAGATGTTTTCTCTTCTGCGCCAGTCTAACTTTGATCTGGCGATGGGCGAGTTCCTTATGGACCTCGCTGTTGGCACAGCGGTCATGCTGGTACAGCCCGGCGACGATATGACGCCGATCCGCTTTACGTCTGTCCCGCAATACCTTGTGGCGATTGAGGAAGGCGCGCACGGCAAAGTCGATAACGTGTACCGCCGTATGCGACTAAAGTCTGAGGCAATTCCGCAACACTGGCAGGATGCAGAAATTCCTGATCGCCTTGCGCGCATGATTGAGGAAAAGCCGACTGATGAGATCGAGTTGGTGGAAGCCACGATCTATGACACGCAGCGTGGCGATTACGACTATCATGTGATCTGGCCGGAAGGTAAGTCTCAGCTTGTTCAGCGCAAGATGCAGTCTTCGCCTTGGATTGTGGCGCGCTACATGAAGGTGGCTGGCGAAGTTTATGGCCGAGGCCCGCTGGTAACAGCGATTCCCGACATCAAGACACTCAACAAGACGCTTGAGTTGCTGCTGAAGAACGCATCGCTGTCGATTGCTGGCGTCTACACCGCTGCTGACGATGGCGTTCTCAACCCGCAGACGATCCGCATCACGCCCGGCGCGATCATCCCGGTTGCGCGCAACGGCGGGCCGCAGGGTGAGAGCCTTCGTATGCTCCCGCGTTCTGGTGACTTCAACGTGTCGCAGATTGTGATTAACGATCTTCGCATGAACATCAAGAAGATCATGCTGGACGACACGCTGCCACCTGACAATATGTCGGCGCGTTCCGCGACTGAGATTGCCGAGCGCATGAAGGAACTCGCGCAGAATCTTGGTTCCGCGTTTGGTCGCCTGATTACGGAAACAATGGTGCCGCTGATCGGTCGCATCCTGTATGTGATGGATGAGCGCGGCATGATTGAGATGCCGCTTCGTGTGAACGGGCTTGAGGTTAAGGTGACACCTGTGTCTCCGATTGCTCAGGCGCAGAACATGGGCGACATCGAAAAGATTACGCAGTGGGTCCAGCTATCTTCCGCGCTTGGGCCGGAAGGTCAGATGGCTCCGCGTATGGGTGCAATTTCTGATTACGTTGCAGACAAGCTGGGAGTACCGGCTGAACTGCGTACCTCACCACAGGAACGTGAGCAGATGATGCAGCAGGCCGCACAGGCCGCACAGATGATGGCGCAGCAGCAGGGAATGGTCCCTGCTGAAGGCGAAGCGGAAGCAATGCCAGAAGGTATGTAATGACCATTACTGAAGGCTGGGATGGACTGCGACAGGTTGAGCCGCAGTTCCGAGTCGATAATCAGCAGAACAACGACGACATTGATCGTCTTTACCTTAGAGTTTTCGGCAGTGACGATGGGCAAGAATTGTTAGCCCATCTACGCGCACTGACGATTGAGCAGCCCACATGGTATCCGGGCGAAGAAGCGTCCCACGGCTATGCCCGTGAAGGACAAAACTCACTTGTCCGCGAAATAGAGCGGCGTATGAAAAGGGCATCTGAACTATGAGCGAAACTGACGGACTGCTGGCCGAAGCCTCTGCGGAGAGCGACGACAACCAGCAGGAAGAACAGGAAACAATCTCCCATGTTGAGCCAACAACGTCTTCGGAACCTAATACGGTTGATGAAGTTACGGTTGCAGCCGAAGATGAGGAGACAGAGTTTGTTCGGCCAGAATGGTATCCTGAGAAATTTTGGAACGAAGACGAGGGTCCAGACCTCGAAAACCTCGTCAAATCCTACAGCGAACTCCAAAAAAAGTTTTCTCAAGGAAAACACAAAGCCCCCGAAGCATATGATGAATCGGTTTTTGCGGAAGCTAATGTTCCCGAAGACGACGAACTCTATGTGACCTACAAGGACTGGGCCAAGGAAAACGGTATTAGCCAAGAGGCTTTTGACCAGTTGGCACAGAAGTTCATTGAAAGTGCTGGTAACGAAGCCCAGCAGGCACAACTCTCTTATCAGGACGAGTACAAGAAGCTGGGGCCAAACGCCGATGCGGCGATCAAGTCCATGACTGATTGGGCGCAAAGTCTTGTTCGTAAAGGGGTTTGGGGCGAAAATGATTTTGAGGAGTTCAAGATCATGGGCGGAACAGCAGATGGTCTGCGTGCCTTGCAAAAGATTCGCTCGTATTACGGCGACCAGACTGTGCCGGTCGATGTGTCTACTGTTGAGGACGGGCCTTCAAAAGAAGAACTTATGGCAATGGTTGGGCGGCCTGAATACACCAGCGACCCGGCTTATCGTGCCAAGGTTGAAAAGATGTTTGAGAAGATGTACGGCGACGATCCGTACAGTCCAATGTAAGTACACATAAATTGAGTGGAATAAACGGGGTCTTTACCCCGTTTATTTTTTGCCATATATTCACAAGTGTGGATAACCGTAAGGCCCGCAAGAACCGCCGTGGGATGGGCGCAAAACATCCAAGCTGGCAGCCCGGTCACGGATACCTGCAAGGCGCTTTACTTTGAACCCTTAACGAAAGGAACCGAGAAATGGCTGTTGGCATTTCCAATGCCTTCGTTCAGTTGTTCGACGCTGAGGTGAAGCAGGCTTATCAGGCTTCCCGTGCGCTTGCAGGCGTGACGCGCGAACGAGCGAATGTTGAAGGCAATCAGGTGAAGTTCCCGAAAATCGGGAAAGGCACCGCTACCGTCCGCGTTCCGCAGACGGACGTAACCCCGTTGAACGTGTCCTACTCGCAGGTCACGGCTTCGATGTCCGATTATATTGCTGCTGAATACAGCGATATTTTCCATCAGGCGAAAGTGAACTTCGATGAGCGCCGTGAATTGGTGCAGGTCGTTGGTAACGCTATCGGTCGCCGGATGGATCAGCTTGTCATTGACGCGCTGAACGCGGCTTCGTCGCCTTCGACTGTTGCCACCAGTGTTGGTGGTGCAGGCACGAACATGAACCTCGCCAAGCTGCTTGCTGCCAAGAAGGCTCTGGACGCGAAAAACGTCCCTGCTGAGGGTCGTTGCATGGTTATCCATGCTAACGGTCTGGCTGCTCTGCTTGACGAAACTGAACTTACAAGCTCAGATTTTGCCACTGTCAAGGCATTATCTATGGGCCAAATCGATACGTTTTTGGGCTTCCGTTTCATCATGCTTGGTGATCGTGACGAAGGCGGTCTGCCGCTTCCGTCAACTCGTACCAGCTTCGCGTTCCATCGTGACGCGATTGGTCTGGGCATCAGCATGAACCAGAAGTCTGAGATTAACTATGTGCCTGAGAAGACTTCCTTCCTCGTCTCCTCGATGTTCTCCGCTGGAGCCATCGCGATTGATGATGAAGGTATTGTCCATATCAGCAGCACCGAGTAGGAGGGCTAGATAATGGCTTTTGATTCCGCTGGACTCGGCGTTGTTTCGGCTTCCAAGAAGGGTAATGCTCCTAGCATTTACACCTATCAGACTGCCGACGCGATTGCTGATGTAAATACCGCAGGCTACTTCAATAGCGTTTCGGACACCCTCGCGGTGGGCGATCTGATCTATTGCGTAACCTCAACCGGAGGCACCCGCGTTAGCACGCTCACTCAGGTTCTGTCGAACTCTGGTGGCGTTGTTGACGTTGCTGACGGTACGACGCTTGCCGCCACTGACGGCGACTAATGGGATCGGGGCGGGCCAAAGCCCGCCCCATTTCTAGCGAGGTAGATTATGGCTTCTGGTGACACTAAACTTTCAATTTGTTCCGATGCCATGCTTATGCTTGGTGCTGCCTCTATCTCGTCATTCTCAGAAGGCACAGACGAAGCGCAGATCGCGGATCGCTTGTACGACGACATCCGCGACACTCTGATTATGCAGTACGCCTATTCTTGGTCAGTCAAAAAGATCAAGCTGGCGCAGCTTGTTGATGATCCTATCAATGAGTGGAAGTATCGCTACGCGCTGCCGGGCGACATTCTTGGCAACCCGAAAGCGGTGTTCATCACCAGCGCAATAGGTGGCACACCTGCAAACGACTTTGAGATTTACGGCACGGCTCTCTACGCTGATTACGAGCAAGTCTGGATTGACTACCAGTTTCGCCCTGAGCCTGCCTTCTTCCCGCCATATTTTGTAAACTTGCTCAAGCACGCGCTTGCGGCTGCATTTGCCGAGCCGATCACAGACCAAATACAGAAGGGTGATTACTATCACCGCCTTGCGTTTGGTTCGCCCAGCGAGAACATGCGCGGTGGTCTGTCGCGTGTTGCGATGAACATTGACGGTGTGGATCGCCCGCCGCAGAACATTATGGACTTCCCGCTGACTGAGGTTCGTGGATGAGCCGTGTCATTCGCATCCAGAATGATTTCACTTCCGGCGAACTCGACCCCCGTCTTCGCGCACGCACAGACCTTGCTCAATATCAGGCGGGTCTGACAACCGCGCGTAACGTCTCCATTCAGCCGCAGGGTGGCGCTATCCGCCG